CTTCGGGTTCCAGATCAGCCACACTTCTGACTTCGGGGCGCGGATGGTCGGCAACAGATCGATCCAGCTTGAGTGCGGAACTGTCTCTGCCTCTTCGACGATGAGCAGGGCGATCTGAGCCATCGACTTGACCGCCTCGATGTTGTGCCGCAGACCCTTAAAGATGAACTCGGTCCCGTTGGTCTTGTGCCGAAGGAAGTCGGTCCCGACATCGTACTGAGTCTTCAGCCAGGCGCACGACTCAATGGCGTTCTTCAGCTCGGCGTGGAATGACTCTTTGATCGAGTTTTGAAGCTCGCGAGCGCAGACGATCCGCAATGACTCGACCGCCCCCCATACCGCCGCCATCTTGGCAACGTTGAACGACTTACCCGATCCCCGGCCGCCGCGCCATGCCCTATAACGCAATGTGCCGCGAGCTGGAGCAAAGCTAGGGATCATCACCGGGGGCATTTCAATGCGCAGCGTGCTCACTTGGCGTCCAGGCCTTCCATGGATGGCGCAACGATCTCAATGCGAGTAGGGCCTTGAGCCATGCTGCCGTCGCTGCTGATGTGGTCAAGCTTTTGCGCCGACTCCCACCCTTGCATCTTCGCCAACTGCTGTATGGCCGAAAGACGGTCATACATCTCAATCTTCGGCCCGAACTTGGTCATGGTCACGGACTTGATCGTAGCCGCCGCGATGTCGGGAATCTCGGCGCTATCTTTCATTCGCCAGATGGTTTCGCGAACAGGCCCATCAGGCCCGTCAAGCTCTTGCTGATCGAACTCAAGGATATCCGTGATCGAAGTCTCAGCGATCAAGCTAAGCCGCTCAAGGGCTCGCTGGCGGGTCATCACCGCCTTAGACGTGGCAGCCTTCGTCAATTCTTCAAGCCTTGATGCTATCTTGATGTTATCAAGTAACACTTTGGCGTTCCGATTGATTGACTCGGGCTTCATCCTTTCAAAGCTGTACGAGCGACGATAAGCCTCGCTCGCATTACCCGTCTCCAGGTATGCAAGGCAGAAGCTTTCTTGTTTGGGCGTTAACGCCATACGGCATTCCTTATGACTTTCCGGTCAGTTCACGGATCTTAATCAAGACTCTCGTCATCCATTACAGCAATCCCTTTCGGGGTTAGGTGACAACCACATCCTTCCTCCGTGGCGTACCCCCAATCCTGAAGCCACTCGGCCGCACCCTCTCCGGCGCTCATGCACTGGTGGTCTAGATAGACCTTGCCGCCTTCCTCTCTGCGGCCGGCGTACTGGAACCAAACCCAAATCAGATGGTGAGCGGCCTTGTCCGTTTCCCGGCTCATTTCATCGCCTCCATGCAGCGGTTGTAGTTCCACTGACCGAACCACTTGCCAGGGGTCATGGGATCGAACCAAGTTGTCATAGACACGGTTTCTCGCATGTAGTCGCGAAGCTGCTTGTGTTCGATCTGGCTTACTTCTTCATAGAGGTATTCGATGGGTTCGCCCATGTTGCGGCGCTCCATGATGAAAGCAGACATGACCCCGGCGACCATGCAGAACTTCGCGGGGAAGTGGTGGAGGTTGCTGGGGATTTTGGATTCGGCCATAGCCGTCTGTGATAGGGCTGCGGAGATGATCGCCACTGCTGCAAAACGTTTCATAAACATAACTCCGCCAAGGGTTGGTTTTTCGCACCACAAAAACGATTCATCGCATTTTGTGGCGCGCACGAAACATCAGTCGATCAATGACGCAGGCGATATTGCCACGCTCCCAGACCGACAGTGATAACAGGATGAACAGGAAGAAGGTTGCAACGGGGGAAACTTCGGGCCAGTGCTTGTACAGGAGGATTGTGCCGACTACTTCAATCCATTGCGATCCAGCGACCGCTGCGATAGCGAATGCGACCACGCTAGGGATTAGCTTGTACTTGGCGCCATTGCGTTGGTACATGAACGCCACAACAAAGCATAGGCTGCCGCAAAGCATGGCGTACAGCAGCGTATGGGCATGAGAAAGACTCATCATTCACCTCTCCGGAGTCTTCCGATAGCGGCGGGTAACTCTGTAATCCACTTCGGAAGCTTTCCAGTATCGAAGGATTCAAGGACGCTGATACTTACAAGAACGACGACCAGGCCGCAGCCGAATGCCGCGATGCCGCTGGTCTTGGTCCAGGCCTGGGCCAGAACCTCGGCGGCGGCGTAGTAACCGCCAACCCATCCGGCGAGCAAGTATCCGACCCGCTGAAGAACACTCAGTTCCTTTGCCCACAAGACAAAGATTAGCGCACCCACGAATGAGCACACGACCGCATTCAGATCAACCTGAGGCAGACAACTCGCCACGGCAACCCCAGCGAATCCGACAACGGTACAAGCTGCCGGGGTGGCGACATCGGCCATATTCAGTCCCTTAGTTTTTGTATCGGAAGTGTGCGGGCGCGCTTTGGTCTAAGCCATCAATCAGGCTGGATGCCGCAAAAACCACGATCCCAGCACTGAGCGCAAAAGCCAGAACCGAAGCAAGCTTTTCATGCTTCGATCCATCGGCCCTTTTTAGGCCCTGGATAATGAAAACGCAAGCCAGGAACACGTTCGCGCTGATGTCCCGATTCATCGAGTAACTGGCCAGGGCCAGCGAGAAAGCAAGACAGCTCCAAGCGGTTGACGGTTTCATTCTCGATCCTGCGTGTTTGGCTGTTGGTTGATTGTATGCGTTATGCAATCCGTCGTCATGTCAATCTGACATATGGAGCAGGTCAAGAATTGAAAAGCCCCACTTTTTATGGCGGGGCTTTTCTTTGTAGCGACCAGGCTCCAGTATTTTTAAACGTTGATGGCTGCCGGCCAATCAGGAGTTGCCATCGGTACAGCGCCGGTCATGCCGAAGTGGTTGCTCAAAGCGATCAGGTTTGACTTGATATGACCGGGACCGGCGCCACTACCAGCGCGCCATTGAGCCATGGTCAGTTCATGCTTTACCGACTGAGCCGCAAACGACTCTTGATTGCCGAGAACGAACCCGACCACATACTCGACACGATCACCTGCGTAGGCAGAGAACGAGCCGAAGCACATAGCCAGGGCCAAACCGATAAAACTCAAACAGCGTTTCAGCATCATCTTTAACACTCCATTGCAATGGTTTTACGAACAAGGAATCTGATTGTACATAAATCTAAACAACTTGGAGCGGACGCCGGGAATCGAACCCGAATAGCTAGCTTGGAAGGCTAGAACATAACCATTCTGTCACGCCCGCGAAATTGGCACCGAGGCACTTCCCCTCAGTTGGTCAACTGCTTTTGGCTCCCTGACAACATCTCAGATCGACGCCGCAGAGGGTTGACGCCCCATGCTCTGCTGCAGATGGCCGGTGCTGAACTCCGGCATAGCGTTTTGCTCAAGACCCTGACGCAATCAAGTTGCGCCCTAATTGAGGGCTCTCACCTCAGGAGCGTAGGCACGAATCGGGTTTTACCCCTGCACGCTCACGTTACCCTCGCTGCTCTCGCCTTGTAGCTCTTCGCGCATCAGCCTGCGCACTCATCTGCATCGGTAAAGCATGGCAATAGGGGTCGTACTTACCCGGTAACGTTTCCCACCATTGACCGGATTGGTGAGAGTCTAAGCGGCGCCGCTATATCTCTCTCAGCCATGCTTTCCGATAAAGACGATCCCGCATGTGCGGGCTGGCGGAAGCTGTTCTCCGCGTCGCTTTGGCGCTGGTTGATCTATGCAAGCTTGCCGGGAGTCGAACCCGGAACGTATCGGGGCAGCGAGTATCCGATATCACTTTAGCCGAGCGTGTACCATTTCCGCCACAAGCCTGCCGATCCAGTATAGAACAACCTACTTAACTCTGTGAAGCCCTTTTGAGAACCTTTATCTTTTCTCGATATTCGGCCTTGATGGCCTTCAGGTCTTCGACCGTATAGCGCTTGGGCTCATGCGGCCCTTCCAGCCAATCGACCTTGTCCTGGCCAATGCGCTTTATCAGCTCGACCCTGTAGGGCCCGAGGTTTCCGGACTTGGCCATATTGCAATTGCGATTGCATTGTAAATGTACGTTCAAGGGCTCAAATCGCAGCTCGGGATGCCCACCAGCCGATCTGAAGTGGCCGGCCGCGTACTGGATATCTGCGGTCGTCCCGCACGATACGCACGGAAGCCCGGCGTCCCTGGCGCGCACCCATGCGTTAAACTCGGTCTGCGCCTCACGCATGTACTGGCCTTTCGTCTTGATGCGCTCCTTGGCCTCTCTCAGGCTCTTCCGGTCCTCCTGCTGAATAGCCTTTCTCGCCCTGTCCTGATTCTTCGGCGCATCAATGATCGCGCAGGCCGGCGAGCAAACCGCCTGACCCATGCGGGAAGGGATGAATGAGGCCCCGCATGATTCGACCCGGCAGCGCTTCGGGCGGGGCGCCTTGGCTTGCAACGTCATACAGCTTCCTTGAATGCTTCGAACTCGGCCATTTCGGTAAGGCGCTCTTCGGTTAGAGTCGGCCAGTCATGCAGCACCAGGTACGCGCAGCACTGGCGCCAGAAGTCTTGGAACACCTCTTCGCCCATTGAGTCGTAGGACAGGCTGCGCGGCGTCTTGCGCGTTAACTGACCCAGCCCAGGGATGTCGAACATCTCTTCGTCGCAGTACGCGCCAGACTCAAGCTGCAATGCCTTGATAGCGTCGTGCGACTGCTTGCCGGTAAATCGATCAATGTTCTGGCTCAGCACTCGACCCAGGCCATGAACCAAGCCGTTGAACCGAGGATTTCTCGGCTGCTTGAGGTCGGCTCGGATCTTGGTGTTGATCTTGAATTCACGCTCACGAAGTATCGACTTGTCGGCGTCTGAGGCCGGCACGAACGCGGCGATCTCCTTGCCGGTGGCCGGATCAACGAGGCGGCGCAGCACCAGGTACACGGGCATTGGGCGGAGCTTGGCGGGCTTAGCCATTGCGACGATCCTTCCACACCGCCCACGCCAGAGCTACGCCGTGATATGCAAACATCGCGGAGCACGCCACAGCGAACCATGACGAAGGCTCGACGTTGGAGGCGATAAGCCAGATCGGGCCGGCCAGTGCGTGGAACTGAATATTGGTCATTGGCTAATATCCTTGCGCTTTACCTTCCCTTCAGCCTCAAGCTGACGCATGGTCTTGCGCAGGGTATTTAGGTCGTAGGAGTACATCATCGACTTGATCCACTTGTTCACGCTGCGCACGCAGATGTAGGACAGGACGAAAAGAACCAGGGCGAGCAGGGCAATAGCGCCTGCCACCATCACGCCGTAGCCGATCCATTGAGCGATCTCATTCATACAGTCACCTCAAGGGCCTTTTCAGGTTCTCTTTTTGAATCGCGCAGCAGGCGGGAAACGTACTCTATGCCCTTGGCCGTGAACTTGGCCTGATTGAACGCATGGCCTCCATCACTGGCGCCGGTCTTCACCTCAAAGCGGCCGGCGTCGATGTGGTTGGCGTAAGGCACCCATTCGCCGCCGATCTGGTATTGGATCTTGTGCTCTACCAGGAAGGCCCGGAATAGGTTCTCTTTGATGCCCAGCAGCTTTGCGACCTGGCGGAAGCCCTTGAGGCCGGATGCCTCGACGTAGCGGTCTACGAATTCAACCTTGGGGGCTGCTATGGCCAGTTGCTGGGCCTGCTGCTCGATCTGCTCTTGCTGATCGGCGGCGAGGCGCAGGGCGTCTGCGAATGACCTTGGCAGCGCCGGAGCTGATTTATTGAGCGTGGCCAGAACCTGCCGGCGAACCGACTTTGATTCCCGCATGGCCACCAACTTGCATTGATCCGGCGTAAGGCGAAGCGCCTCGGTCTCGGTCTTGTTCAAATTTTGAACTACGAAAATTTCGTAGTAGTCGCCTTCCAGCTCATCGCGGCACCGTGCGACGAAATCAGCGTGGCGAACTGGCTTTTCATCAGCGTCAAGCCTTGCCGAATTCACCAGGCTCAAAAGCTCGATGCTCGACATGGTGAGGACTTGCATATTCACTAGCTGATTCATTGCGAATCCTCCGGCGCGCCCGGCAGCGGCATCCAGTGAGTTACAGGGAATACTTCATCATCATTTACATCAATGAATCCAGTATCGCCATCATGGACACCCGGCTCATGCTCCCAGTACTCCCCAGCTTCAACCAATTTCGTGAATATCAGAACCTTCTGGCCCTGAGCCGGCATCTGGTTTATGCACTTAATCCATTCGCTCATTTCTTCACCCACAAAAAAAGGCTTAAGATTGCACCGGTAGTAGACCTGCTGGGCCTGGATCGAGGGGGAACTCAACCCAACAGGAACGGTGCAATCTTAAACCTTTGTTACCCTCGATCCATTAACACCGGGCTACTACACCCGAACTCACATCATACCGCTACTGGCCTGGATTGGCCAATGGGTCTTTGCTCATGGCGGCGGCGATAGCCGAATCAGTTTCAGTACGTGCGGGCATCGTGTCGAACTTGATGAATCCCGTTTCCGCTTGGTATGCGGTTTTTTTATCGAAGATGATGCTGGCATTCTTGAGCACCCACTGATACCGCTCGGCGCCCTGGCGATAAGCCTCAATGGTTGTGTATTGCCTGTCGGCTTCGCGGGAAAGCGAATCAACCTCCGCCATCAGCCTTTCAATCTCGCACCCTGCGCACGGGGACCGGCCGACTACTGGAAGGGCGGCGTGCTTTTCGCATGGGGTGCTCATGGCTTTGGCTCCAGAGATTTACGGTATTCAGGCATGCGCTCGCTTTCGTCGCAGTCGCATTCTACGATATTCGGGCATCGCCCATCCTCATCGGTTCCGCTGTCGCCGTCCTGATACTTCCCGTATCCCTTGCAGACCCCACACAGATCAACCGGCGCGCTCGGCTCTGCGCTGGCGGATAGGGCGGCATTGAATTCGCTCCAAAGATCCGGGCTGCAACCTCCGACATGCGGATGCAGTTTTAGCAGCAGCGCATCCC